ATGCGAGATTTACGCTGGACGAGCGGCCCCTTGAGGACTCCAGTACCGTACAGATTGCCCGACAGCATCACCGATCGCGCGACCTTGCTGTATCCGCACTCGATCAGCTGGTCGGCGATGTGCGATTCCATCCTCGTTGCGGTCTCGTCCGCGTACCTCTTGACGGCCTTCGTGATTTCCTCGTGCGTCGGCTGTCTTCCGGCCATCTGCCACAGCTCGGCGACGAGCATTTTCCGTTCTTCTTCTCTGATCGTCGGCTCTGGTGTGGCTTCAATCGAAAAATTCCGCAGCCCGGACGACGGAAAAAGCATGTCGACCTGCTTGGCTGTTACCGCAGTGACTTTTGCACGAGTTTTCCGAGAGTAGTATTTGCTCCCATCCATCGCATCGAGCTGCTCTGCGGTGTAGACGCCCTTGAATTGCCGCAGATCATCCAGCCAGCGCTGTTCGGTCAGCAATCTGTCGTCCTGGCTCTGCCGAAATTCGCCAATGAGATCGCCGCCAAGGGCTGCGCTCCGAATATCGACCGCCCTGGACATTTTGACCTCCTCGATGGCGCGTAACGCCTCGGGCGACCCGTCCAGTTCGGCCTCGAACTCGCGCTCGGCATCCGTCATCGCGCCGTAGGACATTATCGGACCCCTTGGACCACGCTAACAGCAGCGCCTGTACCGGAAATCGCCGACACACGGGCACGGACGAATTGCCACGGGCCGACGTATGCCGCTCCAGCGACAGCTGATGTCGTCCCTGACGGCGCTAGCGACGCGATCTCGATGTATCCCCAGTCGGTATTGTTCGTCGCCTCGATTTTGACGGTTGCGGATACCGCTCCAGTGCCGACTACGTAGGCCTGATAGGTCTGCTCGGCGGGGATAGGGCCAGCTGCGACCATCGGGAATGTGTCACCGGTCGCGGTGGTGGTTACTGCTGACATTAATCGTTGGCGTGCCATGTCGTACCTCTCTCAGTATCCGGACCGCAGCGCGATCCGGTGTGGTTTCTGCCGTGCCGCCCACCATGTCGGTGACTCGGTGTCGGTGCTAGTCATTTGCTCGGCTGCTATCGCTACATATCTCCAGCAGTCGGCGCCGTGCGAATACTCGTCGTGCTCCGGTGCTCCGGGCGTTCGGGTCTTGGGGTTAATCCGGCGCTTGTACCTGCGAATGCACTGGATTAGCCGGTCCGTCTTCGTCCGATCGAAATACGCTCGATTGAGCGCCATCCGGGCGATTTTTATACCCGACTCCACGGATATGTTATCAACGCATTCGGTTTTGCGCCCCATATCGGCAAGAATGTCGGCCGCCGAGACGTATCCGTCGCGGTAATTTCCGTGCTGCGCATCGTGAGGCAGCCAATCAAATCCCCAGATATAACCTCGTGCATTGAGCTGGGCTACGTACCAGTCTAGGGTTTTATGTGACTCCTCGATGTAATCGATTACCCGAATGTCGCCGGTTTTCGATCTTTGGATCATTGCGATTGCCATCGAATCATTCCAGCCCATGTCCCACACCGTATGCACCGGCAGTCGGGGGTCGTAGGTCACGTCCATGATTCGGCCATCGCCGATGATTTTGTTGATCTCATCGGCGTAAATGGCCCCATCGACGGCGTGCCTGCATTTGCCCTCCCAGATGCGGTCATAGTCCTCGCGGTTGGAGTTGAAACAGTGCATCCGCTCTTTTTCGAGCACCTGCGGGAACCACGGGTTGTCGCGCCAATTCATCTCGATCGACCAGCATTCGGGCGGCGGATTTTCGACGAAGCGCTTGTAGGTCTCGTCGGTGTCTAGATCGGGGTTGAATGTGACCCAAATTTCGGAGTCGTCCGCGCGGATAGTCGGGATGAGAATATCCCACGATCGTTTCGATATGGAGTGAGCCTCTTCGGCCCACGCGTGAGTAATCCCCTCGTAGGATTTGATTGAGTCTACGGTTTGATTGGACAGGCCGCAGAAGATGAATTCAGATCCGGTGATCCGGCAACGAATCTCGTGCTGTGTGACGTCGAAATTTCCATCGACGCCCATCATCCGTATCTGATCGGCCAGTAGGCGATGCACGGAGTCGGAGATCGATTTCTGGACCTCGCGGCAGCAGAGCACGCGGATTTTGGATTTGGCGGATAGGATTACGAGCGCTCGGGCTGCAGACCAGCTTTTTCCGGAACCCCGGCCGCCTCTGATCACCTTGTATCGCATCGGGCGGAATAGGGGCGCCAGTTTTGCGGGCATTTGTGCGTTGATTTCGGCCATTTTATTGTGCGGTGCAGCAAAGAATATGATGTTTGGGTATAAACCCCCGGAAAACGCCATCTTTTCCCGTTGTGCAGTGCAGCAATGCGGCTTGACGACCATGCTGGCGCCGAAGGGCGGGAAAAGGGGCGAAATTAGCTGTTTCCCACTTTGGCCACGAAAATAGGCTGTTTTTGACGGTCATTTCCCACTTTCCTGCATGCTGGCCAGCGAGCGGACGAGATAATTTCCCACTTCGCCGGATAGCAAGTACCAATATTGGTACTTGCCCCCATCCTGAGCAATGCCGACGATTGAATCGCCACACCCAATGTCCCAGTACGTGTGCCCGCTCATAGCCCCACCTCCATAATCCGGCCATCCGGTGATACCGTGACGGATCCGTGATGCTGCGGTTCGACAAATACAATCTGGATGCCAGTAAGCGGCGTGCCGCCTGTCTGTGCCTGTGTCGGCGCTTGATCGCCGTATAGGTCCCGGTTGTAGCGCGATGCCATCCATTTGCGGGCGTCCGACCTCATGCGTGCGCGCTGCACGGCTACTGAGTCGTACACGATCTTTTGGAGATGCCCGTCGCGGTCCCGGACCTCCTCAGTCTCAGTCGCATCAACGATTTCGAGCATTTCATCGACCAGCACATCGGCCCTGGCAGAGCGCGCGCGCGCCAGCATTTTTTGGTAATGGCCGCACTTCGGGTCTTTCGCCCAGTCGTACAGCGCGAGCAGTCCCGGCATGTGCGGATCTGCGGTGATCGACTTGATGGACTCTCCAGCTGCGATGCGGGAGCAGATTTCGTCGGCCAGGTCATCGGAGTAGGTGGAGGGGCGGCCGGCGAGTTGTCGGGGTTTGCCGGTCCTTGTGAGTGGGTGGGACTCTGGGGTGCGTAGGGTAGTCGCTCGGGGCTGTTTGGGAGTCTTGGTGGGTTTCCCAAGTTGGGGTTTGGCGCTAATTTTGATTTTTTCCGGCGTCCCCGGCGCGCGACTCGTGTTTTTCGCTGTTTTAGCCATGACCGGCCCCTGTTTGTCTATCGCGTGAGATTAGCGCTGTTTATGTGGTGATGCAAATTACTGATGATTCGCAAGTTTTCCTTGTCTTTCGCCCCCTGCGGAGATAATATAGATACATAGCGCGATTGCGCACCGGCAGGCCTGGCGGCACCAGGCGAAGGAGGCGGGAATGCGATTTCAGACCACCAGCGGCGGGTACGTCACCGCCGCCAACAAAACAGAGGCCGCCGCGATGGCGGCTCTGTACGGCATGGGCGAAATCGCCTGTGCCGTTGCCGCCCCGAAGGCGGCTAAGGCCGCGGTCCGCGAGGGCCGCGTTTTCGGGTGCTGGGACGCTCCCGTGGCCATCCACACCGCCGCAGCCGCCGCGTATCGCGGCGACGGTATGGTGATGTTTTGGGGGGGTGAGTTTGCCCCCCATCCGCTGAACTCCGCCGAGCTGGCGCTGGTTCGGCGGATGATCGAGGAGGCCGAGTAATGGCCTCCCGCCTAGCCGATTCCGCCGAGGTATGGCGGCACAAGCAGGCCTTCGCGGCAGTCCGTGCCGCGAACCCGGTTTTGAGCCGGGAAATCTCGGTCGGCCGGACCATCCGGCACGACCTGGGCAAGCTGGCCCTGATCCTCATCGTGGGGGATCGGATTGCCACGGCGATCCACCGCAAGGTGGCTGGCCACCACAATTTCCGCTGCGCGGCGGATTTGTGGGAGGCAGCGTGCGACTGGGAGTGCGCACGCATCACCAAGCCGGCCAAGCCGTTGAACGGCCGGCAGACGTGGGAGAGATTTTATTCAGCCCTGCCGATGGCAGGGATTTTTGACGAAGCCGGCCTGTAGGCCAGGAGGATGAGGATGATAAATCTAACCCCACATGAGATCCGGGTTCGCCGCCCGGACGGGACCGAGGCGGTATTCCCGCCATCGGGCACGGTGGCACGAGTGGCCACCGCAGAAGTTGTGATCGGAGAGTGCCCAGTTACGGGCGCTCCGATCATCGCCCGCACCATGGGCGAGGCGGCCGGCCTGCCGAATGAGGGCGTGGCCGTGTGTGAATACACCAACCAAAAGGAGTGACGAAATGACAAGCAAAGCAGCGCATGAACTAGGGAAAAAAGGCGGAAGCGTGAAGAGTGAAGCGAAGGCAAAAGCAGCAAAAGCCAACGCTTCAAAGCCGCGCGGGAAGCTGGTTACGGTGATTGCTT